ATGCAGACAGAAGCAAGCAGGTCACGGCACCTGACCCAGCAGGAGCTCGCCATCCGTTGGAACAAGTCCGTACACACAGTCGAGCGCTACCGCTCTGATGGCGTTGGCCCGGTCTATCTCAAGATCGGCGGCAAGGTCATGTACCGACTCGAAGACATCGAGGCCTACGAGCACGAATGCTTGTACGCCAACCCCCATTCCCGTCTTGCAAGCGCGGAGGCCTAAGCGATGTCAAACCTCATGGTCTATCCCGCAGAAATTGCGGAAATGTCGGTCAATCAACTGGCCGCTCTGCCTCACGCCAAACTGGTTGAGGCCACCACCAACCTTGATGACTTGCTCAAGTGGGCCAAGGAAAACCGCCAAAAGCTCGACGCCGCCATGGAGCTGCGCTTTGGTGGTCAGGGCCGCAGCGCACTGCACGAGTCGGGGCGTGATTTTGGCTCCACCCACTTCAACGACGGGCCGCTCTCGGTGAGTTATGACCTGCCCAAGCGCGTGAGCTGGGATCAGGAAAAACTCAAAGCCATCGCAGAGCGCATCGTTGCCGCAGGCGAGCCCCTGTCCGAGTACATCGACGTCGAGTTCTCGGTGTCGGAAAAGCGCTTCACCGCCTGGCCCACGAACATGAAAGAGCAGTTCATGGATGCCCGAACGGTCAAGGGTGGCAAGCCCGCGATCAAGGTCGAGTTCAACGGCGTGGAGGTGCAGTGATGTCTTTGCCCATCATCTCCGCAGAAGAGCGCCTGCGCGAAAAACACAGCGCCAAGATCTGCCTGGTTGGCATTCCCGGCATCGGCAAAACCAGCCAGCTGCACACGCTGCCCGCCAAGGCCACCTTGTTCGTGGACCTTGAGGCTGGTGACCTGTCCGTCAAATCCTGGACGGGGGACTCGGTGCGTCCACGCACTTGGCAGGAGTTCCGCGATCTCGTGGTGTTCCTCGCTGGCCCCATGCCGACTGCGACCAAGGACCAGACGTTCTCGCAGGCGCACTACGACCACGTGTGCGAGAAGTACGGGGACCCGGCGCAACTGGCCAAGTACGACTACTACTTTGTCGACAGCCTCACGGTGCTCTCGCGCCTGTGCCTGGCCTGGTGCAAGACCCAGCCGCAGGCCTTCAGCGAGAAAACGGGCAAACCCGACAGCCGGGGTGCCTATGGTCTCCTGGGCCAGGAAATGATCGCCGCGCTCACCCACTTGCAGCATGTGCGCGACAAGCACGTGATCTTCGTGGCCATCCTGGAAGAGAAGACCGATGACATCGGGCGCCGCACCTTCCAGCTGCAGCTCGAGGGCAGCAAGACCGCGCTGGAGTTGCCGGGCGTGCTCGACGAAGTCATCACCCTGTCCTCCATCAAGGACGAGAACGGCGGCAGCTTCCGCGCCTTCGTCACCCGCGCCGACAACCCCTATGGCTTTCCTAGCAAGGACCGCTCGGGCCGCCTGGACGCACTCGAAGCACCCGATCTGGGGCAGCTCATCAACAAGTGCCTGAACGTTACCGCCACGGCAAACGCCCAGGCCAACGCTTCCCAAACCCAACAACCCATCGCTTAAGGATTCGACATGAACACGACCCATACCTCTGGTTCCAGCTGGAACGACTTCAACGACGCGCAGGCCCAGCAAGGCGCCTTTGACCTGATTCCCAAGGGCACCATCGTGCCGGTACGCATGTCCATCAAGCCCGGTGGCTTTGACGACTACACCCAGGGCTGGACCGATGGCTACGCCACGCAGTCCAACGAGACGGGCGCCGTGTACCTGGCCGCCGAGTTCGTGGTCACCGCAGGCCAGTACGCCAAGCGCAAGATGTGGACAAACATCGGTCTGCACTCGGCCAAGGGACCGGCCTGGGGGCAGATGGGACGCGGCTTCATCCGCGCCTTGCTCAACAGCGCCCGCAATGTCCACCCGCAGGACAACTCCCCGCAGGCCTCAGCTGCCCGTCGCATCAACGGCTTTGTGGACCTGGATGGCGTCGAATTCCTCGCCCGCGTGGATGTGGAAAAGGATGGCCGGGGGGACGACCGCAACATCGTGCGGTTGGCCGTTGAGCCCGACCACAAGGACTACGCCGCCTTCATGGGCGTGCCCAGCAAGGTGAGTTCCGGCGGTGGCAACTCCGGTGCACCGGCAGCAGCTACCCCAGCCTTTGCGGGCAACGCCCATGTCCCTCAGTCCCGTCCCGCCGCACCTGCGGTGTCCGGCAAACCGAGCTGGGCTCAGTAACAGGCGAGGGGCATGAAATGTTGGGTCTGCTCACGGGAGGCCAGGGGCTTCCTACACACAGACACCCGGCAACGGGTGGGTTCGCCCGCCCGTTACCCCATCGACTGGGTGTTTTGCTCTGGGCGCTGCCAGCGTGCGTTTCACCGCATGTACGGCAGCTGGGTCAGGGCACTGGACAACGACACGCCAGCGGAGGCGCTCATGGTTGACGCCACAGAACTTGAGCTGGAGTGCATGCGCAAGTGCCTGAAGTTTTTCGGTGAAGCGGCGTCCGAGATTGGCTTTGACAAGCCGCTTGGCAGCTACAGCGAGACGCAGGCCTTGAGTGTCATCAACGCCATCGTCACGGGCTACGTCGAGGCCATGACGCAGGCACATGAAAAAACCAAATATCCACCCGTTCGCATGACGGCCAAGCCTGTGCACGACCCCATCAAGGATGCGGCGGCGCAGGCGCTCTCAACCAACCCGTTTGCGGACATGGAGGATGACTTACCTTGGGAGGTGAAGCCATGATGGACTTCAACTCGAATGCAAGCGTGAGCGGACAGATCGAATGGTTGATCGATCACGCCATGCAAAAGAAAAACGAAGCAAGCACGCCCCGCACCTACCTGGGCGGATCGCGACTGGGGGCGGCCTGTGAGCGCCAGCTCCAGTACGAGTACGTCAAGGCCCCGGTGGACCAGGGCAAGGGCTTCTCGGGCCGCATCCTGCGCGTGTTTGAGCGCGGGCACCAGACCGAGGACATGGTCATTGGCTGGCTTCGCATGGCGGGCTTTGAGCTCAAGACGCACAAAAACGATGGACACCAGTTTGGGTTCTCACTGGCACAAGGTCGCCTGCGTGGCCACATTGACGGCATCTTGATTGGTGGGCCCGAAGGCTTTGCATATCCCGCTTTGTGGGAAAACAAGTGCCTGAGCTCAAAGTCGTGGAAGGATTTGGTCAAGAACAAGTTGGCTGTGTCTAAGCCCGTCTATGCGGCCCAAGTGGCCGTGTATCAGAGCTATCTGGACCTGTACGAAAACCCTGCGCTTTTCACGGCGGTCAACGCTGACACGATGGAGATTTACGCAGAGCTCGTTCCCTTTGATGCACCCCTGGCGCAGCGAATGTCAGATCGTGCCGCTCGCATTCTCAAAGCCACAGAGGTGGGCGAGTTGTTGCCGCGAGCGTTCATGGATCAGACGCACTTCGAGTGCAAGTTCTGCTCATGGTCAGACCGTTGCTGGGGAGGTGTGTGATGAATATCGACCCTCGCAAGTTTCACAAACCAGAAGAGCCGCTAGTCAAGATTGCGACCATCTTTCGGATGTTCTCTCGCCAAGCGCACCCACAAGGCCCAGAGGCAAATCTGGTCGTGGGCGTTATCTGTCAGGCCATCTATGACTGCCTGTATGCGTCCCTAGTTGAAAAGTCACGTGCATGGAACTTCTTGCAAGACGAGCGACTGCATGTTTGGGCCAGCACTGTGAGCTTGGATGCGGACTTCATTCGTGAGGTTGCCAGCAAGACCGGTTACATGAGCAGCGTGCCCCCACACAAGACAGCTAAGAAAAAGAAGGAGGCACAGCTTGCTTGATTTCAACGATGCTGGACAAGCGTCCTCCAACAAAACGCAGGCATCTGCGAATCAACTACGCGACCGTGTACGCGAAGCATTGATTGACAACATTGAGAGCGTGCTGACCTACTTGCTCCCAGCGGGTGTGTTCAAGCGCAACTGCTTTTATGTGGGCAATGTGTATGGCGCTCAGGGTGACAGTCTTGAGGTGCTGCTCACAGGTGCGAAGGCAGGGCTGTGGACGGACAGAGCCGAGGGAACGGGCGGGGATTTGTTTCACCTGATTGCGGGCAACCGCAACTTGGATGTCAAAAACGAGTTCTCTCGTGTGCTTGAAGTTGCACAGGAGATCCTTGGCATGCCAAAGCTCGATGTGCCCAAGGCCAAGTCCAAAAAAGCAGGACCTGCCGTTGATGAGCTTGGAGCACCCAAAGCCAAGTGGGAGTATCAAGACGCCTCCGGCAAGTTGATTGCTGTGGTGTCTCGCTATGAGCCCGAGCCGGGCAAGAAAGAGTTTCGCCCATGGGATGTCAAAAAACGCCGCATGGCTCCACCAACGCCAAGGCCTCTTTACAACCAACCGGGGATGCTTAGCACTGAGCAGGTGATCTTGGTTGAGGGTGAGAAGTGCGCACAGGCGCTGATTGAGGCCGGGTATTGCGCCACGACTGCCATGCAGGGGGCCAATGCGCCTGTGGACAAAACAGACTGGCAGCCACTTGAGGGCAAAGCCGTTTTGATTTGGCCGGACAAAGACGCGCCAGGCTGGAGCTATGCAGAAGCGGCGGCAAAGGCAGCCTTGGAGGTAGGCGCTCGATCGTGTGACATCTTGATCCCGCCAGATTTCAAGCCCACAGGCTGGGACGCAGCGGATGCGCTGCAAGAGGCGCAAGTTGAGACTGAGGACGCGGTTGCCTTTGATGTGGACGGTTTCATCCTCACGGGACACCGCTTGCCCATTGCAAAAGATCCCGATCCATCTGAGGTGGATACATCCTCGGTTGATTTGGTCGATGGCGTGAACTGGAGCACAGAGGACGGTCTGGCCATTGCATTCACCAATCGCTATGGAATTGACCTGCGCTACTGCGCCCAGTTGGGCAAGTGGTTCTGGTGGAACGGCAAGCGTTGGGTGGAGGACAAGATGCTCTACGTGCAACACCTCTCAAGGGGTATTTGCCGTGCAGCCTCACGCAAGGCCGACACACCAAAGCTCAAGTCAAAACTGGCAAGCGCATCGTCCATCGCGTCTGTAGAGCGAATCATTCGCTCTGACCCTAAGCATGCTGCCAACATCGATGAGTGGGATCCAGATCCTTGGCAGCTCAATACGCCAGAGGGCGTCATCGAGTTAAAGACGGGCACTTTGCGTCCTCACCAACGCATTGACCGCATGACCAAGATCACGACCGCAAGCCCTAAGGGGGAGTGTCCACAGTGGGTGGCTTTTCTCGAGCAAATCACAGGGGGTGATGCCGAGTTACTGAGCTATTTGCAGCGCATGGCTGGGTACTGCTTGACGGGCCTCACCACTGAGCACGCATTGCTGTTTCTCTATGGCACGGGTGGCAACGGTAAGTCTGTCTTCGTTAACACGCTGTTCACGATCATGGGCGACTACGCCGCCAATGCACCCATGGAAACATTCATGGAGTCACGCAACGATAGACACCCCACTGACCTTGCTGGGTTGATGGGATCGCGCTTGGTAACGGCCACAGAGACTGAGCAGGGGCGTCGTTGGAACGAGTCAAAGATCAAAGAGATTACGGGCGGGGACCGTGTGTCTGCTCGCTTTATGCGCCAGGACTTTTTCACCTATGTTCCCGCTTACAAGATCGTGATCTCTGGCAACCACAAACCAGCGATTCGCAACATCGATGAGGCAATCAAGCGGCGCATGCACTTGATCCCCTTCACCTTGACCATACCGCCAGAAAAGCGAGACCACCTGCTCTCGAGCAAATTGCTCAAAGAGCGCGATGGGATCTTGGCTTGGGCTGTGCAGGGCTGTCTGATGTGGCAACGCGAGGGCTTGCGTCAACCAACCTCTGTGACCTCAGCTACCAATGAGTATTTCGAGTCTGAGGACGTCATGGGGCGTTGGATTGATGAACGCTGCGTGTTGGTCAGCAACTCCAAGTCGCTCACCTTTGAGCTCTACAACGACTGGAAGCAATGGTCCGAAACCAACGGTGAGTACCAAGGGTCGCAACGCCGCTTTTCTGATCTTTTGATCTCAAAAGGGGTGGAGCGATGGCGTAACTCAAGTGGTGTTCGCGGCTTCCAAGGCATCGGTTTGAAGCAGGGCACTCCTGTTCGCTTCACACCTCACGAGGTCGATTGAGACCAAAAAGAAATCAAAAAGGATTCACTTTCAGACACACGACTGACGCATGACACAGCTCGACGCTGTTTTCCTATTATCGACGTCTCACGCGTACGCGTAATAGAGGGAATATAGAAAACAACGTCGATATGTGTCAGTGCGTCAGAGCAAGGACGACTATGACACTCAAGACAATTTTGGCCCTCGACTTGGGCACGACAACTGGATGGGCTCTTCGTGATCAGGCGGGGAGCATTGCACACGGATTTGTGAGCTTCAAGCCGCAACGGTTTGAGGGTGGCGGGATGCGCTTCTTGCGCTTCAAACGCTGGCTCACAGAAATCAAAGCAACAACTGAGCATGGCATTGATGCCGTTTACTTCGAGGAAGTGAGGCGTCATCTCGGCGTGGATGCTGCTCATGTCTACGGCGGATTGATGGCAACGCTCACGAGCTGGTGTGAGCATCACCAAATCCCCTACGAAGGTGTGCCCGTTGGCACGATCAAGCGCCACATCAGCGGCAAAGGCAATGCGTCCAAAGACGATGTGATCCGAGCCGTGTGCGAGTTGGGCTTTGCAGTCAGCGATGACAACGAAGCCGACGCTCTTGCGTTGTTGAATCTCGCAATCCTTAACAACGAGGGGGTGTGAGATGAAGTTTCCTCCCGTGCGTTACCCCTCTCCGCTTGGCCGAGCACAACCCATCCCGATGGACATCGAGCGAACCAAGCGAGAGGGCTGGCAAAACAATCACCTGCTGGTGATCGCAGCAAACGACAAGCGACTTGATTTCTTAGAACAACAACTCATCGAGAGCATTGGCAACAGGCTCTACGGAATAAAAAGCAAAGGGGGAAAAATTGGATGAACTCAACATCGACAACGTGGGCGAGAGGTTTCGCCAGGCCGCACGAACTGCATACCGACTGCCCGCAGTCAGAGTGCAGGGCTATGTGAGCTACTGGCCAGAGATCAAGCAAACGGAGACGGTCAGAAGCGCAGTGGAGGAGCGCCGCTACATCAAGTTTCCGCCAAGCCCCAAGGAGGTCGAGGAAATGCTGGAGGTCATGCGCTGGATCCAGTGCCTCGATGTAGAGCAACGAAAACTGGTCTGGATGCGTGCGAGGCGTTACGGCTGGCGAGACATCGGTCAGCGCTTTGGTTGCTGCTCACGCACCGCTCAGCGCCACTGGCAGTACGCCATGCTGCAAGTGATCAACCAGATCAAACCGTGAACTGTTCAGCGTTGGAATGTTGCCCAAAGAGAGGGGTTGGCAAAAATGGGCAATATTTCCAACGAGTTCAGGTGGTTGCTGTTTTAGTTACGGCGATTGCTGAATTTGGATGAAAAAAGGGTGTCGCATTTCGAGAATGAATCAGGTAAATTCTCGATACGTTGGGAATCAGAGCAACTTGATTCAGCGAAGCAAAACAAGTTCTTGTTTCACCATCTCTTCGAGCTTGTCCACATGGATGTAGCCCGTCACTCCCTCAGAAACAGTCACCACCAGGTAGCCGTGTTCAGCGGGACCTGACACCTCATACGTCCCCGCACTCAAGGGAATAAACCCTTCATCTTTGAAATCCTTGCCCAGCTTTCGGGCGAGGACTCCCTTTTTCACTTCAATCTTCATAGCCTACCTTTACGTGGGCAATTGTAGGAACACGCATGCCTCAAACTCAAAAGCATCCAGAGATTCGGATGACGCCTGTGGATAACTTGATCCCCTATGCCCGCAATGCCCGCACGCACAGCGAGGAGCAGGTGGCTCAGATTGCGCAAGAGTTAGCCAAGGTCGGAGTAGATGAATTTCGTTTTTGTGTTGAAAACGATTGTTATGTCGTAGACCCGTTGGGAAATATTTATCGAATTTGTCGTGAGCAGCAAAGCAAATCTGGTCGGTTAATTAGGCACTACGAGATCGTGAAGTTGCAGGGCTCCTTGGATGTCTATGGATATCGTACTTATCGAATGAGGGTTGATGGCATTAAAAAACATGTCAAAGGTCACAGGATAGTTTTGAGTGCTTGGTCGGGTGTTCACAACGATAAAGTCGTCAATCATAAAAATGGAAACAAGTTGGACAACCGTGTTCATAACCTTGAGTGGTTAACGGTGGCTCAAAACAATTTGCATGCAATTGAAACCGGACTTTTCAATCCGCGCCTAGGTGGTCGTAAAAACAGAAAGCTGCTTTGGACAGATTTTGTTTCTATCTACATCATGCATGTGCACTGCGGATTTACAAGAGCAAATTTGGCGCGATCAAACAGGGTCTGCCGTCAAGTCATTGATGACGTAATTCAACATGTCAGAAAAGTATTAGGAGTTGCCTATGCAACAGCTTGAACATTGGCCGATCGAGCGATTGGTCGAATATGCGCGCAATCCACGTAAAAACGATCATGCGGTTGATACCGTTGCTGCAGCAATTCGAGAGTTTGGTTTTCGCGTGCCGATTGTGGCCAAGCGTGACGGCACCATCATTGACGGTCATTTGAGGTTTAAGGCTGCAAGGAAGCTAGAGCTAGAAACTGTGCCAGTGCTCTTGGGTGATGACATGACCGAAACGCAGATCAAAGCGTTTCGATTGAGTGTCAATAAACTTGCCGAACTCGCGGGTTGGGATGAGGATCTTCTCAAGCTTGAGCTGGCAGAGTTGCAAATGGCTCAATACGATCTGGAGCTGATGGGCTTTGGTGATGAAGAACTTGAGCGTTTGCTCAACGGTGCTGACGATGGCGGTGGTTTGACCGAAGATGACGCAGTCCCAGAGCCACCCGTGGAACCTGTATCCAAACCTGGTGACCTGTGGATTCTTGGCAACCACCGCCTTCTGTGTGGCGACTCAACGCTACTGTCCGACGTAGAGCGGCTCATGGACGGTCAGCTTGCCGACATGGCGTTCACCGATCCACCCTACAACGTTGACTATGGCAACAACGCCAAGGACAAGATGCGCGGCAAAGACCGCCGCATCATGAACGATGCCTTGGGCGATGGGTTCTACCAATTCCTCTACGACGCTTGTCTGAACCTCTTGGTCGTGACCAAGGGTGCTTGCTATGTCTGCATGAGCTCATCGGAGTTGCACACATTGCAGAAGGCTTGGTTTGATGCTGGTGGCAAGTGGTCCACGTTCATCATCTGGGCGAAGAACACCTTCACGCTTGGTCGTGCCGACTATCAGCGCCAGTACGAACCCATCCTGTATGGCTGGAAGCAGGGCACTGATCACTTCTGGTGCGGTGATCGTGACCAGTCGGACATCTGGAACTACAACAAGCCTCGGGTCAACGACTTACATCCGACCATGAAACCGGTCGAGCTGGTCGAGCGGGCCATCAAGAATTCATCGAAGAGCCGGGACATCGTGCTGGACTTGTTCGGTGGCTCCGGTACCACCCTGATCGCCAGCGAGAAGACCGGGCGTCAGGCCCGTCTCATTGAACTCGATCCCAAATTCGTGGATGTGATCATCAAGCGCTGGGAGGATTACACCGGTCAGCAGGCGGTACGCGAGGACGACGGCATGAAGTTTTCTGAGGCAAGCGAAACGGCGCTTCCCGATCCAGCAGCCCAATGAGGGTGGTCGACATGGGCTTGCGTCAAAATCATGGGTAAGTCCCAACCATGAACTCAGACCGGCATGTTCAGCCTTCATTGCACCAAGAAGCTTCTCGATCGCATCAAGCCAGAGCTTGAGGCTCCTCGGGCCGGTACAACACGCCTTGGTAACTGGTATGCCACTGCGCTGTTTTGGAAGCCTCAGATGGCGCTTGTGGTCAATGAGAGAACGTTGTTACCTGTTTTTTTGCCATTGGCACCAGCTGCAACGCTTGCGCAGCGATTCCCGATTGCGCTGCGAGAAGTGCTGCGAGCACTGGACATGCCAGTCGAATTCATTGATTCTGAAATCAGTGGCATGGGTGAGGTGGTCTATGCCAAGACCGCCAACCGCAGCGTTTTAGGCGTGATGAACGAGTTCGTGTATCTGGCAGAGGGCTACCGCGACCAGGATGGATCAATCGATCCGGTTGGGTTGTCACTCAGGTTGGCAGGAACACCCTGTGGCCCGCTCTACAAGGGCGCGGTCTTTCCGGACAAGGCTCTGCGTGAGCTGGTTCATGGCGGAGCGATTCACTGACTTGTCTCTGCAGCAAATCGGTTCGGCTTCTGCTTAGTTTTCTGAGAAATTCGGGTACAGGTCGCCACTGCTGATGTCGGCCGTGTAGGTGAGTTTGTCAAATTCGCCTCGCTCATCGGCCAGGTACACGCCTCCGACCGACTGGATGGCGACGCCGTATTTGCGGGTGAGCGCAGTCAGCTCAGTGATGAAGCGGTCGTAATTCTGTTCGGTCTGCGTGGTGGTGTTGGTGGCTGTCATTTGGGTCTCCTTGTTGCGATGCCTGTATGAACGCTCTACTTAGGCGTGAAGTAAAGCGATTCATCAAATCTTTTTTATCTGTCGCTTCTCGGAGACTGATCAGCCAAGGTGTGCGCAATAGCGGCCGTAGTTCGACCCAGAGGGATCGACGAAGAGGTAAGGGCGACCGGGTGCATGCACTTCGACACACAGCCTGCCATCTCCGTAATAGCCGCCCTTGCCATTTAACCAATCGCGAGACTGAAGCAGGTTCACTGCAAAGCTGTCGAATTCTGCTGGCTCCATTTCGCGAGTTTCGGTGATGTAGACGGTGCAGTCTTCGCTGCCAGCGATCTCGCTCATGGTTACAGGTTTGCGGCCAAAGGGCAGACGGATGCCGAGCTCTTCGACTTGCATTTCCTTGCCATCGAACTGGATGGTCAAGGGTTTGCGTTCAATCGTGATGGTCATGGTTTTCATGTGAGCCTCAGGCAGCATGGTTGGTGATTCGGTAGATGCGGTCTGAGCCGGGTTGCTTTTCTGAAGTGATCTCCAGGCCCAGCTTCTTCTTGAGGGCGCCTGCCATCGCCCCCCTGACGGTGTGGACCATCCAGTTGGTGGCCTCAACCATCTGGGGCAACGTTGCACCCTCAGGGCGTTTGAGTAGGTCAATCAAAACCGCTTGCTTGGTGCCTTCACGTTTGGCGCGCGGCGCTTGATTTGTGAAGCCAATCGCCTGCAGCCCTGTGGCTGTGGCCACATACACCCCAGGCTCTGCAGTGCTTGGCTCGATGAGCTCGGCGTTGTGCATCGAGGTGAGCACTTTGATCCGAGCCCCGCCCTTGAGGGTGTCGGGGAAGTTGGCCAATTTCTTTTGGGGATGCTGCGCAGCCGCTTCGAGCAGAGTGCGTTGGGTGTCCGTGAGTTTCATTGTTTGCCTTTCGATGTTGTTGATGTGTTTTTTCCTGCTTCGATCCCTGCGGCGTAAGCAGCCTCCAGTGCGCTCTTGATGGCCCACACGGAAACGTCGTGGAAGTCATGGCGATCGCTGTTTTGGGTTTCAAGTGTTTGGATGAACAAGTGGTCTAGAGCGATTTGCTCGATGACTTGCTCTTGGCTCGGGTTGCTCATGCTTTTGCTCCTTTGGTGTTGTGGATGAGGTGAGCCTTGTCAAACCCAACCCAATGCCCGTCTCTGTCTAAGCCCCTGTTGGCCAACTCTTGTCGTGCTAGTTGGTTGAGGTCGATCTCACCCTTGGCGACAGCGGACAAGACGTCTGTCTTGGCGATTTGGATGAACCCAAGTTCATCAATCGTGAAGGCGGTGGGTTTGTTGCTCATTTGCTGGTTCTCCTTTGTTTGTTGCGATGTAAAGCATTGACGCTCTGATTCGAGAAGAAGCCAAGCTAATTACTCGATGTGTCGCTTATTCCTTGAAAGTTGATTGAGATGCCAAGAAGTGCGCCAACTCCTTGCAGATACCCGGGATGTATGGCTGTCTTGGCTAAGCCTGGCTATTGCGATGCGCATCGATCGCTGGTGCACCGGGATTACGGTCGTGCGCGTCGTAGTTTTGATGCGGAGGTTGGGTTCTATCAATCAGCAAATTGGCGGCGTTTGCGTGCCAACTTCTTACGGTTGCACCCCCTTTGCTTGGCGTGTGCTGGCAAAGGGCAAACGGTTGCTGCAAAAGTGGTGGACCACATCGTCCCAATCAAGGACGGTGGTGGCCGCTTTGAGTCAACAAACCTGCAAGCCTTGTGTGTGTCTTGTCACAACCGTAAGACAGCTGCGGAGAGTTGGCGGCGCAGTGCTGGGGGGTAGGGGGGTGAAATCTCTACAACTGGTAGGCAAAGATGCGCTCGCCTGCCCAAATTTTTGTGACCGCGAAATTCATGACCCCCTATCGTCCAGAGTTTGTGAGGTCAAAAACTACCAACCAGATGATTCAAATTGAACTTGATTCGAAATTCGAAACGCCAAATGGGGCGGTGCAATTTAGTGAGGTAGAGCTTGAGCTCTTGCGCATGGAAATCACCAGTGATGATTTGCAGGCCATTTGCTTGTCTGAATCGGAATTGATAGCCATGGCCCCAACGATTGAAGATGTTATGGCGATGACAGATGCCGATTGGGCTAGGTTGCGGCTTTCCCAAAATGTGCTCACCTTATTGCGAGATGATTTAGTACGCCGCTTGGGTGTGAAGGCACAGAACTTGCCGTGGCTAAACCACTCGATTGAAAGAGAACAACATGGCCACACGAGGGCGCAAACCAGCACCGATTGAGCTCAAGTTACTCAGGGGCAATCCAGGCAAGCGTGCGATCAATGCAAAAGCTACTGTTTTGCAGCAGCCTGAGGTTATGGTTGAGGACGCGACGCCAGACATGTTGCTCCCTGAGGCCAAGCCTTATTGGGACCACGCGATCGCGCATGCTCCGAAAGGGCTTTTGCGAAAGCTCGATATTTACCTATTGGCTGCTTGGTGCAACGCCGCTTACCGCTACGAATTCAATATGCGCCTGGCTGCTAAATCAGACGTTATCCCCGTGCGCGGGGCCAAGCTCGCTGGGCTCGATCCTAAAGACCGTCCCGTGATGCACAACCCGTTCTCAACCGCAGCGCGTGCATATCTAAAGGACATGACCATGTTGGCTGCCGAGTTGGGTTTTACGCCGAGCTCACGCGCTCGGTTGGGGGCCTCAGAGAGCGCTAGCTCAATTGCTGAAGATCCTTGGGAGCAAATCGCTGGATGACGGATGAAAAATGTGAATGCCTACCAAATCCACCACTGCGTAATTTTGATCTCTGAGGGATGTGAATAATTAAGTAATTACTTATTTATTGATTTGCCAATGCGCGCTTGATTGTTGATTTTCTCTTTGATCATCGATTGTTTTTCAAAGTCAGATTGGAACGGGCGAGGATCATCGCTAAAGCACTGGTTAGATTTGATGCAATTTTCAAACCCATCACTAATTAAGATGAACTTTTCCCGGCTCTTGCAGTAGCGTTTATCAGGGGTGCTTTTCAT